ATTCGGCTACAGCCTTTTTCTGAGAGCAAATAGATGTCTTCATAGGACTTAAAAACCTAATAATCTTTAATATTAGATGCTTCTATCAATTGATTGTGGTATAAAAAATTTAGCAATGTGTTTAATTGACCCTTTGACTAAAAAAATTCACGAATGGGACGTGTCCGGCGTTCCACCGAATCACGCCGACGGGATATTTCCGTGTCTGGTTCGGCACCTCAACGAAAAGCCATGGGTTCTTGGGGCGACCACAGTCATCATCGAAAAGCAGCCCGATCGAAACAGAAGCATGAAAGCGGTCGAGAACCTCCTACACACGTACTTTTTGGTCAAGGACCCCGGGCGTCCGGTGATTATATGGGACGCGCGGCACAAGATTCCGGACGTGGCCGGTGCCGGGAAGGCGCGTTACGCTCAACGCAAAAAGACTTCAATTGAGCGCGCCCGAAAGTTCATCGCGGGCGACGGGCCGAACAAAGAACTCGTTCCTTTCTTCGACGCGCATTCAAAAAAAGACGATCTTTCGGATTCTGTGATGCAGGCCTTGAGCTTTATCGACAAGAGGCCGGGAGAAACTGGAACGGTTTCCCCCCCAAAGGTCAAGAAGGTTGCGCCCCGCAAACCCACTGAGAATCAGGCGCGGACGAAATACAGCAGAGCAAATTTGGCCTATATTTTGAAGACGGGAGGAAAGCAAGATGCACGGTTCAAAAAGGACTTGGCGAGGTACTATCGAAACATAGATGAACTCAAAGCTGAATTTAACATTATTTAAAAATGTCTCTTATATGAATAAGTATGGGGTGGATCTACATCATCACCAATATGAAAAACGGAAAATGTTACATAGGTCAAACAATTTCAAAAAGAGTCGAAAAAAGATGGAGCGGCCATCGAAGAAGTCCAGCGGGTTTACTCAAATATGCATTTGATAAACATGGTATAGAAAATTTCAAGTTCGACACTATTTGTGAAATAACTGAAAGTGATGACTGGAGAAATCAACTAAATGATAGAGAAATTTTAGAAATTAAAATAAGAAATACACTTGCTCCAAACGGTTATAATCTTGAAAAGGGAGGTACTAAAAATAAACAGGATATTAACCCAATAACTAGACTGAAACTAAGCACCTCTCATATGGGACATATACCTACAGAAGAGACTAAAAGAAAAATAAGTGAAACCTCCAAAGGAAAAAAACATACAGCCGAACACAATGCGGCTATAAGCAATGCGCGAATGGGTATGAAATTTTCAGAAGAGACTCGTAATAAAATTAGTATTTCTCAAAAGAAACGAGTGGATAGAAAATATGGCAAAGACCATCACTCATCTAAGAGCGTGAATCAATATTCAATAGACGGCGTTTTCATAAAAACTCATTATAACATGGTTCTAGCATCTAAAGAAATTAATAGAAAAACTGCTGGAGGTATTGGTCAATGTTGTTTAGGAAAAATGAAAACTTCGGGTGGTTTCATGTGGAAGTTTGCTTAGCAGGATGCGCGATTCAAAAAGGATCTCGCAAGGTACTATCGCAATTTAGATGAATTAATTTCCGAGTTTAAATTATAAATGAATTCCCTTAATGGCAACGTCGCCCCAGCCCCACCTGCACCCAAGGGCGGACCGCCAATTGCTGTGATTGTTATAGTGATATTGGTCATCATCGGTATCGTTGTTGGTATTGTCATGGCGACTATGCCGGCACCAAAAGCGGCGGCGCTTCCAGCCACCGTCCCCCCTCCCCCAGCCACAGTCACTCCACCTCCTCCAGCCACCGTCCCTCCTCCTCAGACTTTAGCACCCACTCCTCAGACTTCAGCTGTCCAGTTTGATGAAACGTGCGTCAAACCTGCACTCTATACGATATTTAATGGCGATGCACCGTTTATTCCAGATTATATAAACTTTTTGAAAAAAAATAAAGTTCAGACGGCTCCTCTCGGTGCGCCATGCCCGAGTGGAACGACGAGTGACCGCGCCCCACCTGGTATGAATTGCCAACCGTGTGTTCCAAACGAACTCATTAACAACACACCGCCTATGCCCGCCTCACTTCAGAAGCAAATAGACGCATGGTATAAAATGAAAAATACCGCCGTCTCATCACCTGCGCCCTCAATACAATCACCTCCCCCGGTTCCGGCTCCAGTGTCGTCAATGGGGTCAATGGGAAGATAAATGGCCGTTTAAACAGTGATCAGAACTCCCGATGAGATGCTGGCCGCTAAACAGGCGGAAGCTCAGCAACGAGCACGTGAGTAAGAGCGGCCGGGCATACAGAAGATGATCTTCATTAGTGAAAGTGTGGCCGAGTTCTTAAAGTAAAAAAATCTTGAGATATGGTAATGGTGAAGACCGGCGTCATCATCGCGGCATTGGTGTGTTGCGTTTTAGTAATCGTAGGGACCATTTTGGGGGTTTGGGGATCGGGGGTCGCGTGTCCAGACTTTGGTATGGATTGTGCGACGAGTCCTGCGCCAGCCGCTGGAACTCCGGGAGGGACGCCAGCAGCCGGGACGCCGGGGGGGACTCCCGCAGCCGGAACTCCGGGGGGGGCGCCAGCCCTCGGTTCGCTCGGATCAACCCCCGATGCCTCCGCAACGGCTCCAAATGTCGGCGCCCCCTCGTCAACGACGACGCCTACCAACAAAGTAAACTGTGTGGGTTACTGGGACGCGTGTTCCGTGAGTTGCGGAACGGGTATTCAGACGTATAGAATCTCCACACCCGCAAGTGGTGGAGGAAACGCGTGTAAAGATACTGATGGAACGACGCCCAGGGCGGTAGGGGACACAAAGCCGTGCTCGGGACCGGTCTGTGGCGTGAATTGCGTAGGTGATTGGGTCAAGAGCTCATCAACGGACAGCGATGGTTGGGGAGCTTGTTCTGCTACGTGCGGGTCTGGAACTCAGACTCGCACATATAGAATCACAACGCAACAGGCCGCGGGAGGGAACTCGTGTCCCAAAGGAGACGGCGCGACGGAGACGCGCGCGTGCCCGAATTTACCCGCGTGTGCAGTCGCCGTGAATTGCGCAGGGGCGTGGGGAACGTGGACTGGTTGCTCAGCCGGGTGTGGCGGCGGCACGCGTTCACGGACGTACTATGTCTCCACTCCAGCTGCGAATGGTGGCACGGCTTGTCCCAAAACAAATGGACAGTCTGAATCGGAAGCATGTAACACGACCGCGTGTTGCTCGGCTGCGACTACGGGCGCCTGGTACGATGTTGGTGCCGTCATATGTACTGGTTCCTCAAGTCCGGATCCTTATATTTATCAGTCGCGCGCCGTTACTTTCCCAGCCAATCCTGCAGGATCGGCAACTGCCCAAGCGTGTAGTATAAGCGTCGCTCAGGTCCGCAATACTGCAGGACCAGATCCAGTCGGGAACAAGTGTCCAGATCGCAATCCTGTTGCCGGAACCTGTAGTACTACATTCAAATCTTGGAGCGCCGTTGATGGCTGCGCTATCACGCCATCTACAAAACCACCCACAGCCGGTACATGTGCAGCTGGTCAATTTTTCACCGACACGCCCTCGACGGGCTCTGGGTATTTTGATCACCGTTATGGGTGGTCCGTATATAGTGCAGATGGGAGCGTAAAGTATCTCCACAGATACGATGGTTCTCAATATAGTGGAAATGAACAGGGTACATACATTATAGGAAGTGCGACAACTAAAGGTGGCTTTACTCCAGCGGCGGCAGTTCCAGATGCGCTAAAAGGTCCTGGATGTTACCAATGGGTGGATGCGAAACAGCCAGGAGATATACCCAATCAAAGATGGGAACAAAGAACAACAACTTCAATCACGTGTCCAGCAGGTTATATCCCGTCATCCGACAAAAAGGTGTGCAATGCCCAACCCTCTGCCATTACAGGACTGACGTGCGACTCGTCCTATTTTACAGCTAATAATGGAACAAACAAGTGTGTACCTAAGTAGCCTTGGCCTGAGTCACAAGCTGCTCAGCCTGATCACCAGGTACCCCGCTCTTGATAAGCGAAACTATAACGT